GCCGCCGGAAGGTGGGCAGTTCATTGGATCACGCAGAGGGCTGTCATCAATCAGAAAGATGGCGAATGAAAACAGAATCATTAAGAATTAGGAGGATATAGGAAGATGAATAAGAACAGAAAATTGAAATCGCAACTGCAGTTATTTGCACAGACCTGGAATCCGGATAACGTGACCGTATTTGAACATAAGGATGGATCCATTCCGGAGAAATACCACAATCTGATCTTGAAAGAGATCATGGAGAACAGCAAGGTAATGCGGCTTGCGAAGTATGAAGAGATGGATTCAAAGGAAAAGAAGTTCGAATATTTTGCAAAAGGACCGGGCGCCTACTGGGTAGGTGAGGGCGAGAAGATCAGGACATCAAAGGCCCAGTGGCTGCAGGTGAAGATGGTTGCGAAGAAGCTGGGTGTTATCATCCCGTGTTCCAGGGAGTTTCTGCATTATAAGATGTCGGATTTCTTTGAGGTGATGAAGCCGAAGATTGCGGAGGCATTCTATAAGAAGTTCGATAATGCGGCAATCCTGAACGTGGAGAATCCATTTCTCCATGCGGTAGATAAGTCTGTGGGGATTACTGGAAATGTGATTGATGGTGGACTTACTTATGACAATATCCTTGCCCTGGAGGATCTGCTTACGGATGAGGATTACGATGTAAATGCGTTCCTGTCCACCAAGAAGAACCGGAGCACGCTGAGGAACGCGCATAAGATTGAGAATGGTGTGGTTGTAGAAAGTATCTATGACCGGTCTGCTAATACGCTGGACGGGCAGCCGGTGATGGATATGAAATCCCTGGATAAAGGAACGATCTATGCCGGAGATTTTGATTATATGTACTATGGGATTCCTTACGGGATGAATTACAAGATTTCCGAAGAGGCACAGTTGTCCACACTTACCAATGAGGACGGTTCGCCTGTGAATCTGTATGAACAGGAACTGGTAGCGCTCAGGGTTACAATGGACGTAGGTTTTATGATCGTGAAGGACGAGGCTTTTGCGAAGCTGACATCCGGCGGGCTGGGCAAGTTGACGGTAACGAGTATTGCCGGTATGAAGCAGGGAGATACGAAGATTGCCGTTACACCGGCGGTGACGAGTGGGAATTCCTACAAGTATAAGATTGGAGAGATGTTGGATGTTCCGGTGAAGGGGCAGAATGTGAAGGGCTGGACGGTATGGGATGGCACGTCTGATATTACGGCCGCTACCGGAAGTGAGATTGTAGTGGCGGAGTGTGATGCATCCTACCATGTGGTGAATGCAGGAAAGGCGACTGTGACAGCGAAGGCATAGGAGGCGGCATATGCATGATGAAATATCAGAAGACAATAAGGTGCTGGGGAATCTGAAGATGCTGCTTGGCATGGATCCGGAGGACAGTTCCCAGGATAAAAAGCTGAACTGGCTCCTGGATTCTGCCAGGGCAAGGCTTAAGGTATTGCTGGGCGGTCTTGATCCGCCTTCTGAGATGGAGCATATCGTCACAGAGGTGGCCATCATCCGGTTCAACCGTATTGGTTCGGAAGGAATGACGGTCAATAACGTGGAAGGGGAGACCCAGCATTTTAACAGTAATGATTTTGCAGGGTTCATGGATGAAATCAGTGCGTGGCTGGATGCCAGGAAGCAGAATTTACGGAGGGGAGGGTTCCGGTTCTTATGAGGTTTGATACGCCTGTGTATTTCCAGAGGGTACAGTCAGGAGAATATGAAGAAACTACTGGTGATTATGGAGCAGAAAGCATTGAAGAGGAAATGAGGTATGCAAATGTGACGGATGCCGGAAAGGATACGCTGAATCTGGTTTACGGAGAGATCCGGCAGGGATGCCAGGTAATCCGTCTGCAGAGGCTTTACGGAAAAGTGTTTAACAGGCTACGCATCGGGGACAAGTTGTACCGTGTGGATCTTTCCAGGGAGCTTCGGAATAAGCAGATTTTTATTGTCAGTGAGGTGCAGCGATGTCGGTGAGGTTAAAAGGAGTCAATGAGTTAAAACTTGCATTGAGAAATAAAGCGGACATGGGCGCTGTGAAGCAGATCGTAAAGCACAACGGGTCAGGACTGCAGGCGAGGGCGCAGAGAAATGTACCTGTGAAAACGGGAAATTTAAAGCGTAGCATTCAGCTTGAGATTTCTGATGGTGGTCTTTTGGCTAAATCTGAAGCTACAGCGGAGTATGCGCCATATGTAGAGTGGGGGACCAGGTACATGGAAGCACAGCCCTATATGAAACCGGCATTTAATGAGCAGAAGGAGCAGTTCAGGCGGGATATGAACCGGCTTACAAAGTGAGGTGGTATGGATGGATCCGCAGCAGGAATTATTTACATGGTTATTAACAGAGATCAGAAAGCAGGGATATGATGTGTATGACGGCGGACTTCCACCGGAGGATGTGTCATATCCTTTTGTGTATCTGGATGACAGCCAGCAGACAGACCGGGCTAATAAGAACGCTGTGTTTGGGACAGTGTATCAGACGATCCATGTATGGGGCAGCACACCGGGAAAACGGGGGACAGTTTCGGCGATACTGCTTAAGATCAAGAGAACCTGCAGGAGGCTTGAGCATACACCGGATTTTTCCTGGATGGTAGTGAATATCAATCAGAGGATATTGGCGGACAAGACAACGAAGCGACCGCTTCTTCACGGGATACTGGAAGTGGAGTTTTGGTTCAGTTAGAAGAAAGGTAGGGTAAATATGTATAAGTTACAGTTATTTGCGGAAGCAGTGCAGGGTAAGAAAATCGTATATTTGTATCGTATTAAGAAAGAGGCAGCTACAAATGACGGGACGATTCTGGCGTTTACTACAGAAAATGGACGTTCCAAAAGCAAGGATGCAGATTCGACAGCCACAAAAGACGGGTCGATCCGTACTCCGGGAACTTCCGAGGTGGAGATTACAGCTACGAGCATACTGGCTAAAGGCGACAAGATGATTGATAAGCTAGAGGATGCGATGGACAGCGATGAGCTGATCGAGATCTGGGAAGCAAACCTGTCAGAACCTGCTGAATCAGGCGATAACAAATTCAAGGGAATGTACTTCCAGGGATATCTGACAGAGTTTGAGAAGAATTCTTCCGCGGAGGATTATGTGGAATGTTCCCTGACTTTTGGGATCAACGGAAGCGGGAAGCGCGGTGATGTTACGGTTACGGTTGAGCAGCAGGAGATTGCGGATTATGCATTTGCGGATACAAAGAAGACAGAAGGGGTATAGGAGGGCGGAAAGAGCTGTTCTCCCTTTTTGCGTTGATAGGAGGAAGATGGAATGTTATTGAAGATTAAGGGCGAGGAATATCGGGTAAGTTTTGGAGTCGGATTCGTAAGAGAATTGGATAAGAAATATTATGTCCAGAATAATACAAGCGTGAAATATGGGCTTGGGATTGAGACACAGGTCCCGCTCCTTTTAACAGGGGATCCTGTGACATTATCAGAATTCTTATATGTGGGCACCTGTGCTGAAGAAAAGCGGCCGATTCCGGCTGATGTCGATGCATTTATTGACGAGGTGGAAGATGTGGAGGCTTTGTTTGATGAGGTTATAGAGGAACTTAAGAAGTCAAACGCTACCAGGGTAAAGGTGGGAAAACTCCAAAACAGCCTGAAAGAACAGGAGGAAGCGGAGAAGTTGCGCAAGAAAGCAGTGGAAGCGTCGAAGAAGGAGATTCGGGGGAGGTCTATGAAGAGATAGTGCTCAACAGTCTTCGGTTTCTTTGCATGAATGATTTCACAGAGATCAACAGAATGACTCTCTACGAATATAACATGAAGATGACTGCTTTCCGCCTAAGACAGGCGGACCGGGAATACGAGATTCACCTGCAGGCATGGGTGAACAGGGAGATCAAAGCAAAGAGGGAAGCTGGAAAGAAGAAATTAGTACCTGTGTACAAAACCTTCAAACAGTTTTTTGATCTTGAAAAGAGAACACGGGAGATCTTGAGGGCGGAAGAGCAGGTTGGTATAAACACGAAGAGCCGGGGGATTTATAATCTGATGAAGAAACAGAAGGAAAGGAGGCATGAGGATGGAAACTTATAGCGTACAGGCAGTATTGAGTGTAACGGATAGAAATTTTACACTGACGATGAGCAGGGCGGCAGATTCAATGGAAGGGCTGGACAGTGCGAGCCGGAGGACAACTTCCAGTATCCAAAGTATAGCAAAAGGGATGGGAGCATTTAAGGCTCTTTCTATTGCGGCGGAAGCTTTAAAAGATTCACTGAGTGGGGCGGTATCAAGGTTTGATACTATGAACCAGTTTCCCAAAGTAATGCAGCAGATCGGTTTCAGGGCAAAAGAATCAGAGGCTTCGATCAATAAACTGTCAGACGGGATCCAGGGTGTTCCCACGTCTCTTGATGAGATCACGGCTTCAACTCAGAAACTGGCGCTTCTTACTGGTGATCTTGGAAAGGCAACAGATGCGTCTATTGCCCTGAACAATGCCTTTTATGCTTCTGGTTCTTCATCAGCTGACGCATCCCGTGGACTTGTGCAATATACGCAGATGTTATCAAAGGGGACGGTGGATATCGTTTCCTGGCGTACGCTGCAGGAGACGATGGGAGTTGCGCTTCGTGATCTGGCGGAGGCGTTCGGGTATGCAGGTTCAGCGGCGACAACGGATCTGTATGCCGCGTTACAATCTGGTGAGATTACGTTTGACCAACTTAATGATAAGCTCATAGAGTTAGATGGCGGCGTCAATGGTTTTGCGGAAAGGGCAAAAACAGCGAGCGCAGGCATAGGTACTTCCCTTACTAATATGGGAATTGCAGTAACACGCGGAATGGAAAGCATGATCCGCTCAACCAACGAAGCATTGGAAAATAATGGTCTTCCAGGGTTCCAGACTATGATAGAGGAAGCTACATCTGGTATAAACAAAGCCTTCTCCGCTGCATCCGAGGGAATAGGATTGTTGGTGAGTAACCTGGATACACTGGTGCCGGTTCTTGGCACGGCGACTGCCGGTTTTGTGGCGTATAAAGCGGCAATGAGTATCAGCAGCGGGCTGACGAGCGTGACGAGAAACATGGCTATGGCAGTCGATACGTTGGAGGCTACAGCAAATGCAAGTAAATTGGCAGAAGCTGCTGCACTGGCGCGGGCAAAAGCCAATAAAACAGCAGAACTTGCGGACAGATTGTGCCAGAAATCAGCAAAGGCGTCGGCGACCGCCATAAAATCAAAGGCTGCAGCGGAGAAGCTGTCTGAAGCGGCCGCACAGGCGAGGACGCTTGCAGATGCGGGAGGGGCGGAAGCAACCGGATTAAAAGCTGCAGCAGATAAGATGGAAGCGGCAGCGGCAAGAGCTCAGGCAAATGCGAACAGGGATGCAGCGAGGGCAGAGACGCTGAAAAGGGCGGCAGAAAATGCGGATACGAGAGCAACGATATTGAACACAGCAGCGGAAGGGGCAAATACCGTTGCGGAAACAGCAGGAGCAAAAGCGGCAACAGTCAGCAGCATAGCGATAGCAGCAAAGACAGCTTTATTGGGGGTTCTGTCAGGGAAACTGGGGTTGGTAGCAGCCGCCCAGATGGTGTGGAATGCTGCAATGAATGCGAGCCCTGTTGGAGTAATTGTTGTTACTACAGCAGCGTTGGCTACTGCATTAGTAGGCGTATCTAAGGCATTGGAAAAACTGGATACGGAGGCAGCAGAAGCAAGAAAAAAAAGAGAAGAAACTATATCATCCTCAAAAGAATTGTTGGAAACGCTGGAATCAACGGAAGAAGCGTATAAAGAGAATGTGTCCGGTATTAATGCAGAAGCAACTGCAAACGACAAGCTTGCAGGCAAGATCGGGAAGCTTGCAGGGAAGGAAGGGAAAAGTGCTGACGAAAAGTCCAGACTAAAATCCTGTGTAGAAGCATTAAACAGTTCTATGGAAGGGCTTAATCTGCAGTATGATGAAGAGAATGACGCACTTAATATGTCTATTGACCAGATTAAAGCTAAAGTGGCGGCATATAAAGCACAGGCAGATGCCCAGGCGGGGCATGCCATGACGTTTGCGGAGTATCTGGAAGTGTTTGACACCGGCGATACCGTGGAACTTGGGCTGAATGAGGTGTCTGGCCAGGCGGTAACGAACGAGTGGACGGGGACCGCGACGATCCTTGCCAGGTTATTTTCGCTGGCAAATGTATTCCATGCGGAGATTGAGTTTGTGCCGGAACTAAACAGGGATTATTCCCTGAAACGGCTAGTCATGAATGTGTATAAAGAGAATGACGGTGAATGCCAGGGGATTGGAAGGAAGCGTAATGACATTACTTTGAGGTATGGGGTGAATGTCAAAGGTATTACAAAAAGTTCGGATATCACAGGGCTTCGTACTGCGATACGTCCGGTCGGAACGGATGGACTGATGGTTACGGGGCTGGATAAGAATGAATTTGATTCTGATGGGAACCTGGAATTTACATCGCCTGTGGGTGATGGTTGTATCTATGCGGTACAGGCAAGAGGGCGTTTCCCATCGAATCTCTTGAATAACGGCAGTGACGGGTATGTGGTGAAGGTCTGGAGCTATAGTACGGATAATGTAAATGTGCTGTATGGACAGGCGTTGGCGGAGCTTAAGAAGGTCTGTGTGCCTCAGGTCAGTTATGAAGTAGACGGCTACTTTGATACAGAGATCGGGGATACGGTTCTGATCGTGGATGATGAGTTTGTGCCGGAATTATACCTGGAAGCGCGTGTGACGGAACAGGTCAGAAGTTTTACGGATCCTGTCCGTAACAAAACAACATTTGATAATTTTAGCGAGATGCAGTCTCAGGTGGATGGATCTTTGTTGGATAAAATGAATGAGTTGATTAAGGCAAATAAGATCTATTCGTGTACGATTTCTTCAAGTAACGGCATTGTGTTCCGGAACGGATGTGGAAGGACGATGCTTACGGCAAATGTTAGGAATGCGGGAAATGATGTAACGGATCTGTTCATTATCCAATGGAGGAAGGATGGGGTTATAGCAGCGATCGGGCGGACACTTACGGTCAATGCTGAGGATGTGGAGGAAAAGGCAGTTTATGAGTTTGAAGCGTGGGATTCCAGTAACATCCTGAGAGGGGCTTATGAAGTCACGGTGGTCAGTATTTCTGATGGAAAAAACGGGGAAGATGGCAAGGATGGGGAAGACGGGAAGAATGGCACAGATGGCGTTGGGATTCTCTCTGTTATTAACAAATATGCAGTATCCTTCAGCGGGGACTTGGTTCCGGAAGAATGGTTGGATACCGTTCCAGTAATGACGACGGCAAATAGGTACTTGTGGAATTATGAGATCATAACTTACACGGACGGAACCGTATATGAGACTGAGAAGCATGTGATCGGGGTCTATGGGAATACGGGGGAGGACGGGCCTGCAACGGGGGTCACGGTATCTGAGGTTGAGCCGCCTGAGAAGTTCATCGGTATGCTGTGGAAGCATACAGGGGGTGTCCCAGGACTGATCAAGGGGGCGACATACCGGTGGAACGGGAAGGCATGGGAACTGTATGTGTTCGTGGCGGATAATATTGACGTGAACAGTATATTTGCAAAGGATATCACAGCAACCGGGGTGATCAGAGGGGCGGAGTTGATCGGTGCATCCGGAAGTTTTTCTGGGAGCATAAAATGTAATGGTAGTATATACATGTACTCGCCTGTGTATGGAAGGGAATTTAAATTTATTGATGTACAGTATACATCTGTACTAGATAATACTACCATTACATTTTATGACGTATTTGGGAATCCATTCATGGAGTGGAGTACTGCTTCTGTGGGAGCGGATATTGTGGCTTTCCCGCAATCTGTGTTTTGTCAAAAAGATATTACGGCAAGATATGTTAGAACGACCGGAGGTGTGGATCTTAACGATGTGGATAAAGCGGTGAATGCGCTCAAAGGACTGAAGGTTATAGATAAAGGGAGCGTAGTACTTAGCCCGGGCGGAAAAAAATATGCTATGCTCAAGAGGTTTCCGGCGTCACCATCAAGACCGCCGTACACAATAGTGGCGACAAATGGCCATCAGAACGCAAACGACGCATATCCGGTTGGAACCACCTTATGGCAAAATAGTAATAGCCAGTGGGAAGCTTATGTTTATTTTTCAGCTGCATCAACTGTCGCTATGCGGATAAATTATATTATTTTTGGTGATACGTAGGCAGCAGCAGGCTTGTTAAGAATGTTTGAAAAAATTTAAAGTAGGAGGTGATCCCAATGGGGCGTTTCCTGATGGAAACATATGCTATGGTTCTGCCGGCGGTCTTAGGTTACATAGTATGGTTATTGAAACGGCAGAAGAAGGACCGTGATGCGAACGGGAAAGGAACCATGCTGCTCCTCAGGGTGCAGCTGATCGAGTACCATGACAGGTATATGGCGTTAGGGCATATCCCGTCCTATGCCTTGGAGAATTTTATTGAAATGTATGAGGCATACCATGAGCTTGGCGGGAACGGCATGGTGACCGAGATGTATAAGGAGATATTAGAACTGGAAATTAGGAAGTAATGAAAGGAAGGTAAAGAAGATGGATCTTACGTATTTATTTGATTATGTGAACTTATTAACCTTGGGGATCTGCCTGTGCGTGGGCTATGCCCTTAAAACGGCGTTTGTGTGGTTCCCGAACAAGTATATCCCACTGGCGGCACTGACGATGGGAAGTATCATCAATATCCTGATCAACCTGGAGGCGGGCATCAATGCCGCGGTAGTGCTTGGCGGGATGGTTTCAGGGCTTGCCAGTACGGGATTGTATGAGATGATGCGGAACCTCCTGGATAAGGATGGGAGTTTACCGGCTAAAAAATAAAGAATGAGATTGCAATGTAAAATTTGGAGAGTCTGAGAATTAGAACAGGCTCTCCTTTGTTGTGCCGGCATAGATGCCGGAAGGAAGGAGACAAAATATATGAATATCATAGAAACGAACTTACA